CGCCCCCGAACTTCTGCGCCGTCTTGAACTCTTCCAGCGAAGCCAGTACCGCTTCCTGCACGCTGTCCACCGGATTGGCGGGGTTGTAATAGACTTTAATATCATACCGTACCTCGTCGGCGTCGGTCGAGATAACCTCAGATTTCGTACCGGCGAACTTGATCGCGTCGATGTAGTTCTTGAAGTTCAGAAGCTGGTTACTTGTGAGCGGCACGATTTTACCCGCTTCGTCTTCGGTGGCGACGCGGAACATGATCGTGTTGTCTTCCGCCACGTTCACTGAAGCGATCTTGATCACGCGGGCGGATTCATCCACCGTCGGGTATTCCAGCAGGCCGGTTACAGTATCGAATACCAGTTCGTGACCCATCTGGAACTCATAGCATTTGTCGTTATACCAGGTAACGGTCCCGGCCACTTCCTTTTCCGCATCTTCGTCCATTTCCTTCTTGAACGTGTCCAGCACGATTTCAAAAAGGTAAATGCCATACGCCACGCAGTGCACCCAAAGCCGCCATTCCGAGGCCGCCGAGGTGGAAAGGGAAAAAGAAACCTTCAACCTTTCCGTAATGCTTTGTTCTATTTGCTGAATCGTTCTTGCCATTGCGCTTCCATATAAGTGGTGATACTTCGGTTTATTTTCTTGACTACCGTTTTTCTAATCAGGCGGCTTTCGTCGTCAATTCGTACGGTAGAGCCGGGGACCAGCTTTATATCAGGATAGAACTGGCCCAGTTCCCGGCCGGATTCCACCACGGCCGACGGGTCGTTTTTCAAATCCGGGTTGTTCCGGACGATCTCGCCGATGGCTTCCGCCGTGCCGTATTGTTGCAGGGCGATGTCCAGCAGCAACTGGTCGTTTTCAACTTCAATCGTTTTCATATCGTGCCTCCACGTTCAGATCATTTGAATAGGTGGCAAAGGCCACCTTGGTTACTTTCATGCCATCGGCTGTAAATTCCTTGCGCGTGGCACGGAGAAAGCCTTCCGGGTCATTGTCCATCATATAGTTCACTGCACCGACACCGACTTCCGGTTTTTGCCGAATATGCCCCTTATCCGAATACAGCAGGTCGCGCTGGTGCTGGTAGGTGCTTTCCGTCACCAGCAAGTCGCCGGTCGTAAAATCCAGGTCGCCATCCGATAGTTGCTTATAATCTTTCATAGGCTTTATGATATTGTATTGCCAAAAGTACCGGTCACTGGTCCCATCGAAGTGGTCAGACCGGCTGTATAAGTAATTGTCGCACTCTTGATGGCGTTCATGACAGCGTCCGCCAGCTTGTCTGCCACCTTGTCGATAGCCCCATCCCGGTCGTCGTCCTGCTGGTTCATCACCTGGGTGAAGGCTTCCCTTATCTCTCGCTTAATTGTCGCTTTTACTAATGCCATATTTATCCCTCCATATAATTAGGCAAATCCGCCTTGATTTGCTTAAATGTCGCCATATTGATAGGTACGCCGGACGGACCTACAGCTGTCGGAACTGTCAGGGCACAAATCCCGTCCAGCATTTGTTCCAGCGTTTTCTTTAGTCCTGAGCCACCACGAGTGACAGTTACACCGCCGGTGGAGACCTTGACCGTCGTTGAATCGGCTGTGAGGGTGAGTGCTTCCGCTTCATGGAGGGCTTTCACCTTGTCATTCGTTACTTCCAGCTTTTCCGCGTCCACATGGACGGTTATCTTTTCGCCTTTCTTGACGTCGATGTTTTCGGTGTCTATCTTTACTTCCAAATCGTTGTCGGTAAATATCACCTTGTCAATTTCGGTAAACTGACACACGAACAGTTCGTTGCTTTTCCCGATCCGGCAGACCAGCACCGTACTTTGCAGACGCGGGATAAAGGCGAACCCTTGCAAATCGGCATTCACCAGAGCGCGAAGCCTTACGTCAAAATAATCCACCTGATCGTCGCGCTTTACTGTACAGGTAAACTCATCCTCGTTTACTTCGGTAACGACACCCTGGAACACCTGGTCGCCGCCATCGCCGAACCGCTCTTGGAACTTCCGGCGTAATTCTTCCATTTCCCGACTCATGCCTTTATCCCGATTTCTACGACACGCCGACCGCCGCCTGTCCCGAAAGACGTTTCCACGCTTTCGATAAAGTAGTCGCCGCTCCGTTCGTTATACACTTTGTCCTCGATACTCGCCACCATACCCGGAAGGGCGTAGGGAAGCAGGAAGGTTGTTATCTTGCCCCGGTAACCGTCGAACGAGTACCGTTTCAGTTCCTCCTGGGCCAGCGTCTTCAGTTCCGAGGCATCTTTTACATCGTAATAGTAGAAGGTACGTGTTTCGCCGCCGTCCTCGCCCAGTTCACCCTCTATCTTTGTGCCGTCCTTGTAATAGCAGACGGCCTTTACTTTCAGTTTGATGTCCTCGGCCAACTGGTATTTCAATTCGTTGTCGCTGATCACGTTTTCCCGAAGGACGTATTTCACCGTTTCGCCTTTCACGTCGTTTGCCTTGCCGACATGGAGTTTCCCGTTTATGTCGAACCACGCCATGAGGCCGTATTCCTTTTTCAACAGTCCCAGTACCCAACTGCCGGGTTTGTTGTTGACGACGAAGTTCTTTAGCGTCAAATCGACAATCTCGCCCAACCGGATTCCCGTTAGAATGGTGTTCAAACAGTCTTTGAGCGTTGTTTCCTTCTTTGAGAAAACACAGTTCAGGAAGCGCAGGCGGTAATATTCGTCCTCGCATTCGATTTCCAAGGGAACTTTGTAGTTCAGCCGCTTCACATAGCCGACGAACTCGGTCTTTAGGCTTCCGTCGTACCCCAACTTGATTTCCACCTTGTCGCCTACTTTGATAGCCTGGGCGGTTTCGATATGCGTCGGAGGTTCCCCGGCATGTTTCAATACGGCCGTTACCGGAACTTTGATCGTGGCAGTTGCCATCAGGTCGTACAGGCTTCGTTTCACCTTCACCTCGTGCACAGACCCAAAGGAAACCGAACCGATTTTTATTTCACAACATAAAGCAAACATATCATTCCAGTATTAATTCAAAACTCCTATCCGTTACCAGTTCCATCGTGAACACCTGCGCCGTCTCGCAGCCTTTCATTTCGGCAAAGTCGATGCTTTTGATCACGACCTTGTCTTCTTCATCCAAGAATATATCAGTCAGGGCGCATTTGAGCGTAACCGATTCGTTGATGTTGTACAATTCATTCAGGGCGCCTATCTGCTGGTCGGGAAAATCCACGTCCAGGCAGACACCGGCGATGCGTATCTCGTAATCATCGACCGAGATCAGTTCCTTGACCGTACCCTTGCGGCCGACCATCGCCGTTTCCACGATGCTTTTCTTTCCACGGATGGAAATGACGGCATTCGGTATCTCGTATTCCGTCCCTTTATGCTCCAGCACGATCGGCATAAAATACCAGCGACCCTCGGCGTCCTTCTTCCGGAGCGTGGAACCAAAGTCGGAACTGGTCTTTTCCGATACCTGTTCGCCGGGGTATTCGTAACCGTCCGCCTTATATTTGCTCGGCGCGTCAGGAATGAAACCGCCCGGATAAGGCAGCCCCTTGTAACCGATTACATTCAGCAGCATATCGCCCAGGTTGAACTGGCTGACCCGTTTGAACGTCTGGGCTACTTCCTTAACTGTGTATTTCGTTGCCATATCTTAACCTTCGCTTAATTCTTCCAATATTCCCAATATTTCCGCACGTATCGTTTCACTTCCTTTCCGGTCGGTATTGGCGACGTGGATCACCACTTCGTCGCATACCTTGCCAATCTGGTACGTCCGGCCGTTGTTGTTATAGTTCCGGCTGCCCACGGCGGTGAACGTGTTGTTCGTTTCCCGAATATTTTCCACATTGTAGGCGTCGGAGATATTCGGGGTCGGGATTTCACCCGCCGTGGCCGGGCTTGCCGCCATCGCCAGCGGAACCGCCACCGTAGCCGCCACCTTACGCATGGATTCCGGGAGCAATGACACTTCACGGGGTTTCAACTTTTGGGTAATGGCGGAATAGGCGGACGACTCACTGAGGTTGTCCGGCGTATCGCTTAGGTCGAGCACCTTGCTTTTGCCGCTTGCTTTCTTCCCGGTTTCCAACGAGGCCAACAGCTTATCAAAGTTCGGGCTTGCCATCGGGGTGGAAGTCGGTTGTAACGGGGTGGTAGCAGTTGGCTTTATGCTTGCTGAAACCGTTTTATTCTCCCCAGATACCGCCCAACTGTCCCGACCCACCTGTCTGCCCTTTTCCCAGGCGGTGGAATAATCGCCATTTTTGATTGTACGGGTAATAATAGAAACCGGGTTGGATGTTATAACACCCTCGCCAATCTCCTTGAACCCCTGTTTGGCAGCGTCGGCCGCTTCAGAGAAATTTCCCTTTACCAACT